CGAATCGGGTCTCGGCTTTATTTCCAATATGGCCGCGAATGAGGCGTCGATGTTTGGTGCAGGATTAGCCGCAGATGCGGCTCGCGATGCAGGTCTCATGGGTGGCTTGGGGTCATTGTTTGGAGGGGCCGCAGGAGGTCTACTCGGAAATACCAACCTTTTTAAATAGGAGACAAATAATCATGGCAAGACGACCATTCTTTTCAGGAAATTACGGATCCGCACTCGGTTCAACCGCGAACGCCGCAAACTTAATCGCGAGGGCAGGTGAGACCCAGGGGCAAGCAATGGCCAATATGGGTTCTCAGATCGGCGGAATGATTCAGCAATACGGGTTGAATAAGGAGAAGCAGAAAGAGAATAAAGCTACGATAAAATCAAGCGTGGGCATACTTGAGCGTATGAAGAAGCTCGATCCCAAAAATGAGCCTCAGTACATGATGCAAATAGAGCAGCTTAATAACGAGGATGTGGGCCTCGGTATGCGTGCAAAACTAGCTGATAAAACTTTGCAGGGATTGTCTATAACAAGCAATTTGCAGGGACAGATGTTAAGTAACCAAGAAAAGCAACAGGCTTTAGGGTTAGCTAAAAGATTAGAAACCAGTACAGTTGAGAATGCTAAACTTCAAAACACAAACTTAGGTTTGAGAAATGATTTAACAGAACTTGCAAAAAGAAAAGGAGAGGCAATTACTCCAGCAGAAATTAGAAGTATTCTTGGTAGGTATAACCAAGAGCAAACACTCCTTCCGAGTGAAACAGACGCTAAGTTGGCCACTAATAAACTTACCAAAGAAACCGCACAGGCATCTAGCAAACTTCTGCCGTTAGAGACAGAAAATATTATAAAGGGAGAAGAAGTTAAATCAAAGGAGTTGGATGTTGAAAACGAACTTTTTGATATATTTGGAATTTCTGAACTTGCTAAAATGAAAGCAGATGACCTCAAAACATTATCAGAAACCAAAAAGGCAGAACTTGACTCGAAAAAAGCTCTCGCAGTCTATTACCAACAAAAAGGTATGTCAGATCTTATAACAGCGGCTAGTAAATCGAGTCCTACATTCAAGGATCAATTTAAGCCTATTGTAGAATTACAAGGGTCTTTGCTATCAAAAACTGTCGAAGTACCTGGAGAAAATAGAATAGTAAAGTTTAGCGAGTATTTAGATTTACATAAAGATGATCGAAGTAAATATCCTATGACAGGTTTAGCAGGAGAAATAAATGCTCAAATCAAAACTTTAGATTTATCCGCACAAAATCTTTTACGAGAACAGCAAGTGCAAGTCAATGTACCGGATGAAGCTATCGTTCCAACCGCGCAAAAAACACAAGCCCCTGTTCCTGCTTATAAGCAAGCCATGCAAAGAATGGAAGAAAAGACGCAACAAGAGTATATGGATACACCTGGTGTTGGCGGTATGGGTTTTCCGTTTATGCCTTAAATTTTTACTGCGATGGCAATTCAAACAATGACAATCGGCGAAGCCTTGGATAAAGGCTACGGTGATTTTATAATTGGTGCTGAACAAGCTCAACGAGAAGAAGCTACCTTCAGCGAAACTGCCACAAGTATCGGCTTAGAAATTATACCCGCAATACTTGGTAGTTTTGCCGGACCCAAGGGTGCAATTGCAGGTTCGGCATTAGGAAATTATTTTTCGCAACAGTATCGGATAGGTCGAGGTTTGCAAGAGGAGTTCGGGCCAGGTGAGTTTGTTGCATCAACCGCTTTGGGTGGCGTTGCCCTTGGAGTTCCTGCGAAAGCAGGCATGGTTGGAAAAACTGCAATTCGTGCAGTCCAAGGCGCAGGATTGGCAACGGGCGAACTTGTGGCACGCACAACAATTGATGAAAGGCGCGCTCCAACCCGCGAAGAAATTGCAACCACACTTTTATTTGGTGGTGTATTTGGCGGTACGCTAGGTGCGGCAGAAGCTAAGTGGATGACTAATAATTTAGGTGCGGAATTTAAAGAGGGCATGACGAAGCCTGATACGATAGAGACTTTAGGTAAAAAAATCGAAGAGTCAGGTGGGCCTGAAAATTATAAAGTTGGTACACCTCTTGCGGAAAAGATTAACATTGAGAACATCAAAGATATTGGAAATAGCACAGAGGTTGCTGAGAAAATACTTGAGGCTACTGAAAATAAAATTTTGCAAGAGGCGGATGACAGAATAAATCTTCTTGCTAGACAAAGTCCTGAACAGCTAACAGATGAGTCCGCAGATATAAAGAAAGTTTTTGACGAAGAAACTGCTCGGCAAAATGAAATTTTTGCAAAACAAAGAGAGACACAACTTGGCATACAGCGATTGGGAGACAACGAGGAGATTGCTCGTATAAAAGAACGATTGTCTATACTTGATCACAGACTAGGTAAGGGAAAAGGAGCAAAAAAAGAACGCGCTCGCTTAAACGCAGACCTTAGAAGAATTTACAAGCGCAACGGTATGAATCTTTTAGATTTACAAGACGATATGCGAGCCGCGCAAATGGCTCCCACTGATCCCCCTGTTGGTATGCGTGACCGTCCGATGAAGCAAGCCGACCCCATGAACAAATATGAGGAAATGGCCGAAAAGAAACTTGGTAAGGGATACGAAAAATACTTCAGCGGATTACTGACTACCGGAGCAGGAGGAGGCGCCGCAATATCCATGCTGTCTGAAGAGGAAGAGGGAGAAATGAAAAAGGCAGGATTCGATCCTATGCTAATTCCAATTTTATTAGCCGCAGGTTTTGGGGTGAAAGCATTTAATAAATTCAAAAAGACTCCTACCTATAAGAAGACTCAAGCTCAGGTAAGAGCTAAACCTGCACAAAATACTCCTGACGCAGTTGCAGATGTCAAAGTTAGAAGTGCGGAAAAGAATCCATACGATGCCCCAAGTAAATTACAGGAAGTCTATGATGATACAAAAGAAATAGTAAGCAATGCACTTGTACCGCTATCAAGAAAACTAAAAAACATAGGTTCGTTTTTAGCCGCTGAATTTAGAAACCACGAACGTTTGGTCAACAGGAATACCGTCAAGTATATGGATCGAGCCACCCCTTTTATTACTACAATGACCAAGCGTCTGAAAGGTAATGAACAAAAACAACAAGAGTTCAAACTGCATCTTTTGAATGGAGACATGGACAAGGTAACGTTGATGCTCGATGAATTAAAAGTCTCTGAAAAAACCATGCAAGAATTTGCTGAGATGCAGAAAACTCTTGAAGAAATACGGACTTATGCAAGAGAGCAGGGAGGTATTGAGGTTGGATATTTAGAAGGATACTTCCCAAGATTATTAAAAAACTACAAAGCTTTTCGTGGTGCATTGCAGGGTGAAGAAGCAAATAAAGTAAATAAGGCACTCGATGAATATGCTGCGGAAAATGGATACGAAAATGCAAGCGTCATACCATTAGAAGAAGCAGAAATTGTTACAAGCAAAGTATTACGCGGATTTCCAATAAAAAAAGGTGAGTCTTTACCAGGCAATTTCAAGCAAAGGCAGATTGGGCGAATCACAGATAAACGTATGGTTGCCGCTTATGCTGACCCGGCAGATGCGCTAAAAAACTATATTGAGAGAGCAGTAAGTGCCACAGAACGCAGGAAGTTTTTATATGGTAAACCGGACCCACAAGGTGCGCAAGTAGGGTTTGAGGGAAGCAGAGACAGAATTGGATTGGATCTTGGCATGAATATAGAGGTCGGTGAATCACTTGCGGGTGCAGTTGCGCGAAGACTTACGAAAGATAGGAGTGATCTGAGCAATGAGGATATAGAAAAGCTTCAAGAAATCATACAATCTAGATTTAGCGGTGGAACGGTCGATCCTGCAATCATGGGTCTTAAAAATCTCAATTACATGCAAGTAATGGGTAACTTTGGTTCTGCAATTACTCAACTTGGTGACCTTGCATACAGTATTTACTTCAATGGATTTGGAAATACTTTCCAAAGTTTGTTTAACCAAAAAGATAATTTTGATTTTGTAAAATATTTTAATCTTGCGGATCGCGATATTGACGCAGTCACAAGTTCAGGCGGTTTATCAAAAGCTCTTGATAAGGTCTTCACCGTCACAGGTCTCAAGAAGTTGGATCAGCTTGGGAAGAATACCACCATGAATGCCGCATGGAAAAAGTACAAGTCTCAAGCAATGAAAAAGGGCGGGGCAAAAGTTTTACAAGATGATCTGACTCCTGTCTTTGGTAAAGAAAAGGCAGGACAAATGATTAAGGAATTGCAAGAGAGTAATCCAAACTCCAAGGAATTACCCGAAGGGGTAGAGGAATTAATTTGGTACAAGTTTTTGGATCACAGTCCTGCAACACTTGGAGAAATGCCAAAGTACTATACTGAAAGCGGTAACATGCGCATCATGTACATGCTTAAAAGTTTTACCGTAAAACAATTCGATGTATTTCGCGAAGCCGCACAAAAAGACATTGATCGAGCCAAACTATTAAAGGCAAAGGGTGATAACCAAGGATCGGCTAAAGCCGCAGGGGATGCCATGACAAAAATAATAGGCTTAGGCTTGGTATTTGGTGCGGCGAACGCAGGAACAGATGTCATGAAGGACATGCTTTACGGGAGACCAATCAAGCGAGACGAACTTTTTGAGAATAATATTTGGAGACTGCTTGGCATCAATCGATATTTGGTAATGAAAGGTAAACGAGAAGGTCCGGCAAAAGCTGTCCTTGAGGGCATACTTCCACCCACTGCCGTGTTTGATAGAGCGTGGCAGGACATCAGTGCCATAGTGGGAGATGGGGAATACAAAGGCGCAATGCTCCAGGGGACTCCGCTCGATATGATATATTGGAAATACCTTGGAGGACTTGACAAAATCCAAAGAGACAACTAACCTCATCTACATACTGAGACTTAGTATCTCTTAGTATTCTTTCTTTCGAAGCCCGTGGGGTCGCTCCTCACGGGCTTTTTTTGTGCAACAAATCAACTAAATTAGGATTGTTGACAATTATCTTACAAAAAAGTTGACATAAATCGTTTAGTGTCTTTTAGTGCAATCATCGTACCGATTGAGAAAGCAACAGTTGACTTCCTAAACTACTCTTAATCAATTGGTTCGGGGTTCGAGTCCCCGGCCCGGTACCAAGTGAAAGCTTGGGGCCGTGACGATAAGACAATTAAATTATCGATTCACAACTCATGATTAAAAAAAATTCTTTACACGACCTAAGTACCTTTGTAAAAGAAAAGGACTCACCCCAATATAACACCTATTCCCGCAATGGATTTTTCTATGTAGAAATCTATTTCGGGACAGAAAGGATTCGTAAGTCCTTGAATACGATAGACCCCAACGAGGCGGCCCGTATGGCCCCGATTGCCGCCGTTGAGGAACTAGACAGGCGGATGGGTCGCATTCGTCCACTGATAGGGGATATGTTTGATATTTATACGAGCAATAAATTAGTACAAAAAAAGCAGGCGAATGAGCGCACCAAGGGAAACAACATTAATCGCATGAAGCATATCCTTGCTGAGTACGATATAGATGTTGGCGCACACGACATTGGAATGTTCGCAAAAAAGACCGGAAACGGGACTCCGATCTGCGAAGACTATCTGATTCGCTACGGCGAGAAGGGGGCAAATAATATGCGTCAGGCCCGAAGCATTTTCAGTAAGGGATGGATTACTTATTACAAGCGTATGGGAATCGATACCACTTGGTTTGCCAATTGGATTGCACTTTCTATTGAGTCCACCGGAATCAATCCATTCAATGCGGTGCGCACTGAAGAGGATTTAATTATTAAAAAGTGTGAGGGATTGCGAGCTTTGGACCCTGAGTTATACAAAGCTTACGCATTATCGTATGGACTCGGCCTGCGCTCAAGCGAGATCCTTCGGGCCAAGTATTCTGATTTTTTCGAGGACTATGAATCCAACAAACTCATCCGTATTCACAATCCTAAGAGTGGTGGCGAATATCAGGATCGGGTATGCGATCCCTGGTGGTGGGACCACATTGTGAGCTTGGGGTCCGGAGATGAATTTATAATTACAGCGGGGAAGGATCGAATAACACGCGACTTTCCACGCTTTTTGAGAGAACAGTGCGGAGTAACGGACAACCGTCCGGTGCATAGACTCCGCAAATATGCAGGCCACAGAACCATGCGTTTAAACGGAAACAATGCCTTTGTTGCCCAAAGGGTGTTGGGTCACTCTAGTGTTGAGATGACTTCAAAGGTATACGTCGGTATGCCGAGCGTGGTGGCTTCGCGATAAGCTAGTTCTTGAATAATTAACTAACCAACCCCAACATAAAAGTACCAAAAAAACTACAAATGACTACTATAGATACGGATGGAATGCGATTGGAGTACGCAGGCGGAGAGTGCGTCACAGTCATCAGTGAAGCGCCGACAATCGTAAAGATTGATCAATTGATTGCAGACCTGATTAGTTTACGATCTCAAACTTTAACGGTAGAGAAATCTTGTGATCATTCTTCGCGATTGCTTCACAAGCCGCTGTCATCACAACATTAAACAGTTGGGCCTGATGGATATAACTTGTTTCTGATAATTCTTTCATAGTCTTACGGACTTTGGGTGAGAAGCGAAGGGATAATGGTTTCGTTGTATTTTCTTTCATAGTTCTAAGCTTAAAACAATAAACTACAAATAGTGTCAACACTAAATATATACAAAATAAAATGGGATTCTTAAATAATATAATAAGAGCGCCTGAAACGGGCGGTAATGGTAGTGGAGGTAGCTATATGAAGCTACAACAAGGAAAGAATAGTTTCCGAATCGTGGGATCACAGGACGATGGTGGATTCATAACGGGAATGCTCGGTTGGGGAACGAACGAGGACGGAGGGCGCAGACCCTTTCGTTGGAAGGTGGGTGAGGAAGCTCCAGGTAGCTTCGAGGATAAGCCCAAGGAGTTCTTTGCCATGAAAGTGTACAACTACGCAGAAGAGCGGGTTCAAGTCTTGGAGATTACGCAGAAGAGTCTGAAGGATTCTTTAGTCAGCTATTGCGAAGACCCGGATTGGGGAGACCCTAGAGCATACGACATCGACATCATCCGCAACGGTGAGGGATTGGAAACCTCTTATGCGATGGTTGCGAAGCCGCACAAGAAGATGTCCGAGGAACAGCGAAAAGTATCAATTGATACCGTGGTTAATCTCAATGCTCTGTATGAATCCGGAGATCCTTTTGCGGAGGCGGAGCAACCTAAACCGGAGCCTAAACCTGAACCTAAGATGGACCAAGCTCCAACCTTGGACGACGAAGACACCCCATTCTGATGTTAAGAACAGATATAAGCAACGAGGCGTACCACTCATCTCCTGAGTTATCTCGGAGCGTTGCATCTGCATTGCTCAAGACTTCCCCTGCACATGTTAAGCACAACATGGATAACCCGTCACCGAAAACATCCGCCCTTGTCATGGGCGGATGTTTCCACACGGCGGTATTGGAGCCTGAGAAGCTTGACTATGAGTTCGGAGAAAAGCCTAACGAGATCGACGGTAATGGGCCAAGGACCAACGCATACAAGGAATCATTGGCAGGGATTGAAGCGGAGTATCCTGAGCGTCAGTGGCTCAACTCAAGTGAATACAACACTTGCATGGAAATGGCGGCATCATGCTTGGACCACCCTGTTGTCAGTGCTTACTTGGCGGAAGTGGATTCGATAATCGAAGGGACAGGATTCTTTCAATGCGAGGGTGCGGACTGCAAGGTGAGACCCGATTATTATCTGCCCGGCGCGGATGTGGTGATGGATTTAAAAAGCACACAGGATGCGAGCAAGAAAGGTTTTGCCAAGAGCGTTAGACAGTTTGGCTATGACTTCCAAGCGTGCTTCTACATGGAGGGATTACGCAGATTGGGATACTCTCCTAAGCAATTTATCTTCGTCGCGGTTGAGAAGAAACCCCCTTACAATATTGGGGTTTACACTTTAAGGGGTGCGGATATTGAGCGCCACCGCGAGGATATGCGTCGAGCTTGTCAGTTGTGGACACAATGTGTTTCCAATAAGGTTTGGCCTGGATATTCCGAGTCCGTGGAGATCCTCGATCTGAGTAATAACTTCAATCGTTTGTCGATCTCCGACATCGCTAGGAAGTTCGAGGTCAGCAGAACCTATGTCTACAAAATTATCGAAGCCTACCAATTGGAGGTCAGGCAAATGGGCAGAAAACAAACCATCGATATGGCAGACTTTGCGAATGCTATGCGTTGGTACAACGAAAATGAAAGGGATGTGGCATGAATGAGAAATTGGAAAGACTTAGAAAGGGTGTGAACTTTGCGAAGGAACACATTGAAGAATCGAACTTTAATGGTGCGGTCATCGTAGCAGTGGCAGTCCTTGAGCAAATGGTGGCTTTGATGGAGAAGCGTTGCCTGGACCACGATCCTGACGGGGATGTGACCATAACCTTCGAAGAGGATTGTGATGGGCAAGCTGAGTCGTAATAAGGGAAAGCGATACGAGCGAGAACTAGCAAACTACCTATCAGATAATGGCTTCCCTAGCCGCCGAGGACAACAGTTCTCCGGTGGCGGGGATAGCCCTGATGTGGTCAGTGAGGAGTTCCCATTTCATATAGAAGCTAAAAGGGTGGAAAGGTTGGACCTCTATTCAGCATTCAGCCAAGCAATTTCAGACGCAGGAGACAAACCCCCGTGCGTCATTCACAGAAGAAGCAACTCGGAGAGTATGTTCACCTGTCGATTAAGCGACCTAGTGGCTCTCCTTACTAAACAACAATGGAAGGAAGAATAAAATGGGATTACCACAACTAGAATACCAACTTGAGCCTAGCTCATATATCTATGACCCTGAGCGTAAATTTTACGCATCAATAAAAATAATTGAACCAAGTACGGCCCAAAGAATACTTGATGAAAAGCAGGACAATAGATCGATAAGCAAGTCTACGGTTGAATTATATAAAAGCTTCATGCAGAGAAATCAATGGGTTCTAAATGGACAACCTGTGATCTTTGCGGAAGGTAAACTAATCGATGGACAGCATCGCTTAACTGCTTGTGTAAAAAGCAATCTACCACTTGAGATTTTTGTGGTTGAGTTGGGAGACCTACAAGTCTTCAAAACCTTAGACCAGGGCAAGCGAAGAAATGGTGCGGATATTCTGACAATTGCAGGTTATCAACACTCCTCAGTAATGAATTCCGCACTTGGGATACTTGAGAAAATTAAACAGAGCGGAAGTTTGGGTTACAATCAACTCGGCGCAGGCGCTCGCATTCCAATAGCAAACCATGAGATTGAAAAAATTGCTTCTAAATATCCGCATCTGCAAATGTCATGTCAAAAAACACAAAAGTGGTATCCTGATTTTAAGTTAAAGAAGGGTCCGGTTGCCGCACTGCATTATTTACTCCGCGAAAAAGAACAGACCCTCGTACCATTTGCGGAAGAATCGCAGGATGTGGAACTAAAATGTGATGAGTTCTTCGTTAAGCTTTGCCGTGGTTTGGGCTTGGAATCCGGAGACCCAATATTGTACCTCAGAAACAGTTTACTCAAACTGCTCGCCAACCAAGTAAAGATTTCTCCACACTTCATAATAAAGGGCGGGATCTTGACCTGGAATAAATGGATTAATGGGGAAAAGGTAACTCGGTTGGTTGTGGGTAGTAATCCGCGACTTCCCGCTATTAAGAAACCCTTAGAATAAGAGAAAGGATATTCAAATGAGCATTCTAGCAGAAACAAATGACTATAATATCAATTACGATAATATTACATACATTTCATACAAAAAGGTCGGAGATCAAGTACTCGCCACAATCCACTTTATTGGTGGTGATAAGCTCGATGTAACAAACGAGGAAGCAGATCACATTATAAGTGATTCTGATTCAGACTCAATTGAAGCACTTAGCAATGTCCTAGAAGCTTTTGCAGAAGAGCTTATTCACAAACTCATGGGGCGGTTGGATGATATTATTAGGACCATAGCACGTAGACCATGAGAGAGATCATCGAATACCTCATCTTTACGGCCCTGTTTATTGCCTCATCTGCGACTTTAATATGGATCGTAATGGCTATCCTGACAACCCTCTTCCAAGGGTCTGAATAAGATGGATAAACGGGACGAAAAAGTGGAGATCCGATTACGCATACCCAAGTGGCATCGTGATGTATTAGAAGAGTATTGTAAACTTTATGGCACTTCGCAATCTGCCGCACTTTGCGGCTATATTACGGATGTTTGTTGGATGTTTTTGGTAAAATCCCCCCCGCGCGCGGATATTCTTTCCAAGAATATTAATAATATATATAGCGCTGATTCCACAAAAATCGGCAAATCCAATTCCAAGCCTCGGAAGAAAAAAGGCACAACAATCTCAGACAACTTCGATCCACCCAAAAGCATTACCCAAGAGGAAGGATTGAACCATGAGCTTGCTGTTCAGTTATTTGTTGATTGGGCCAAAGGGAAGGGACATGTCCAAGCGGATTGGAACGCAACCTTCCGAAACGCATGTCGCGGTTGGATCAAAGAGCGGGTACCCCAAGAGCGGGATGAGTGGGAAGGTGTCAAAAGAGTGTGATTGATTTCTCTCTAGCAGAGATTGCAGTTCTCTCTGCTTCCATGCGCGATGAGACGGGCCGATCCTCGGCCATCGCCCTGGAACATCTAACCGAAGAAGACTTCACCTCTCCAACCCGTCAGCAAATCTTCTCAGCTATTGCGAAGCATTCTCCGGATGTGAATGAGGTGGATGTGATGATCGCATTACCTGACCTCGCATCCGAGATCACCGAGATATCCGAGCAATACGGAGGTGGACAGATTGATCGATACATCGATCAGGTAATCGAGCAAAGAAACGCAAAGGCGGTGGAGCAGGCAATCCTCCACGCTCAGGACGAGGTCCGCGATCCCACCAAGACCGCAGAGGATATTGCCTCCGCATTCACCACCCGCGTGGCCAAGTCTCTTTCCAAGAGAAAAGGCCAAACGCATATCAGGGATGCGGTAACAGAAGCACAGGCGGAGTACCTGGCAATCGATGCAGGTGGAGTCTCCGCAATATCCACAGGATTCAAGGGATTGGATAGTTTACTCAATGGAGGATTTCGCGAAGGGTGTTTGTATGTGCTAGCCGCGAGACCCGGAATCGGGAAAAGTGCATTAGCGATTCACTTTACCCATGAAGCCGCGAAGTTCGGTAAGCGAACATCCTATGCAAGTTTAGAGATGACCGCTTGTGAATGCTCTGC